GTTGATCCATTAAATATTGCTTTCTTCCACCCAGTTTTTAATACTGGGATAAGAGCAGCATGGGCAGCTAAGTCTGCTTTTGGTGTGGCAAAGGAATCAGGCAAAATAGGTTTTTTGTTTGGTATGGGGAGTGAAGCATTACGAGCACCTTTTGATCCATTTAACACATATGCTGAATCGGTTACTAATATTGCAGGTAATACAGTATTTGCAGGATTGCTTGGTGGTGGTGCAAGAGGAGTTACAAATAAATTTAGTAATATAGTAGCTAATCATAAAGCTAAAAAGAATCCTGATGCTAAAATAGGTAATAATAATTATAATTTAAAACAAACTATTATAGATGGTTTGAGTCAAGGTAAGCAGTTTCCTGATTATGTTTTTCATAGAACAACTAGAAATGTAAATATTAATAAGCAAGGTTTAACTTCAGGAGGTGTGCAAGGTAATAATCCTATAGAAGATATGGGTTATGGTGATGTTGTTTATGTTTTTAAAAGAGAGGACTTTCCGTTTGATAAAGGCTTTGATGGTGCTGATGTTGCTTTTATAAAAGAGGGATACACACCTGCTAAACCAGTTACAGCTTTTCATATAGACGAAATTGTAGATTCACAAGGTAGATACAAACAAGGTGGATCACGAACAGATGAACTGGGAGATGATCGAGTTCAAGAAGAAGCATATAGGAAAGCAATAGGACAGAGCAAAGAACAGTATTATGGTGCTGAAGTTTTAAAAGCAGAAAGACAAAACTTTGAAGAACAAGTAAAGTTACTAGATGCAGATTTTAGAATGAATCAAAAGTTTGATGTGCCACTTGATAAAGAGCCAGTAATGAAAGGGTCTACACTAAAAGAGTTAACTATAGATAAACTTAGCTTTATGAATAAAATAATTCCATCAAGACGTATGCACTTTGGTAAGTATGATGGTCAGGAAGCACCTGCAAGTGTAAGAGAAATGAATATGCAAATTGCTTTTAATGGTGCAGTTTCAATGGAGGGTAAACCAGTACAATCTATAGATGTAATGCAACAAGTATACAATGCTAAAGGATTTGAAGTTGAACAGTTTATTGACAATCTTTATATGCAACAGTTTTACAAAACACAAGGTACTGGCAAGATTGCAGGTGTAGATTATATATCTCCATATCAATTTGCACAAGATAAGTTAGGTAAACAACTACAAACTAAATATTATAATGATGCAACACAAGATTACTTTAAAGCTATGCCATCTAAAAAAGAATTTAGAGAAGAAATAGTTGAGTTACAAATACTAAATGGTAATCCATCTTGGAATAAATCGTATTTTGCAAATCTTCCTGAGTATAAAAGACAAGGTATGGAACGTATATCTAAATTTTACAGAGACTTTGATGAGTTGGCACAAGATGTAGGAGTGTTTCATACACCTGAAAGTGTTAAGACTGCACAAATAAAACTTCAGGATCGCATTGATGAGCTTGGTGAAAAGATAAAAACTGAAAAAGATCCTGCAGCTAAAGAAATATTTAGATTGAGTATGAAGCAACTTTTAGAAAAAAAATCTTTTTATGATGGTTATCAACAAACTCGTAATAATTATAAGTGGGCAATCTATTATGACAAGATGATGCTTATGAATGATCCTGAGCAACAAAAAAAATTGGCAGGTGTGTTTGCCGATCATTATTTAGGTCAAGGTTTTATTACTAGATGGACTGGAACAAGTAATGAAAGATTACCAATAACAAGTTTGGAACAAGCACAAAAAGCTGCAGATGAAGATGTGTCACATATTCTTTCTATGGGTGATGATCCTATGGGATATAGTACACCACTTGGTATTGGTAAAGGTAAACATATAATGATGAGAACCACCAATATTCCTGAGTGGAAAGTAAAAGATTTTATTGTAAAAGATCTTGGTGTTTTATCACAGTATGCAAAGAATATGGGTTTTAGAATAGAATATGCTAGAAAGTTTGGTGATGATTCTATTGATTATATAATGGATATGCTTGAAGCGGAAATGCAATCTTCACAAAAATATACACAAAGAGCAATAGCAAACATTAAGTCTGACTTTCTAGCTGATTACGAAAGAGTGGCAGGTCAAATGACTAGAGAACCTAACAGATGGGACACAAAGTTTGCTCGTATATCTAAAAAGTTTTCAGGTGTTACCTATCTTACTGGTGC